ACAGCCTTGCTGCTTTTTTCTTTTTCAATCATCTGCTTCTGTACTTTTGTGTAAGCTTTCAGCAAATCTTCAAATTTTTTCTTTACACCAAGCTCCTTGGCTCTGTCCAGAAGAGTCAGTGTAAGACGTGCCTTGTATATCTCATCTTCCTGACTGAATATCTCGTCAAACACTTCTTCATCCAGAATAGAGTCCTTCGTGAGCTTGCTTATCATTTCCACTTTTAATCACCTTCTTCCAGCCCTGTTATGAATCCATGGTGGTACAAAGCAAGCTGCAGCTTATTCCACGCTTCGCACCATCTGTCAGAAAGAGGGGGCCATCTGTCAACTTCCGCTCGATAGAAGTCAATGTCGGACAAACACTCTTGCAGTTCAGCCTTTTTCTTTTGTTCCTCTTTCTGCCGCATTTCCATCTGCTTCCGATGATGATATATTGCCATTCTGGAAGAAAAATCTGGCTTCTGGTAAGTTCCTCCAAGTATGGTAAAAGCTGTCTTAAAATCGCAATTATCCATGTTCTGGACAAATGTAAAAATGTCACCTGTTGCACCACAACCGAAACAATAATAGCTGTCTTTATAGATTTTCATGGATGCAGTGCGGTCTTTCGGGTGAAAAGGACAATTTATAAATCCGGCTCTGTTCGGAACCATTCCGTATCTGCTCAGAACATCTCTCATACTGTTCTGCTGTTTAATTGTTTCTTTATCCATTTGACAGAATCTCCAAAATCCTTTTGCCAGTGTCTTTCTTGTCGCAAAACAGAAATTCAACACCATACTTGCGTTGCATTGTGCAAAGAATCTTATATAAGACATCTCCGTGCATAACTTTCTGTTCCTGTTCTACCCAGACGCCATTTTTTTTAACTCTTTTCTTCGCCCGGGGATTCTCCCACCAGAGAACATCGTCCAGTTTTTCAATCCCTTTTCCATGCTCACACAGGAACACGAGTTTTATCCCTGCTTCATTTGCCCGGATAATCTCGGAACGGAATCTCTCATGCTGTTGGCATACATTACCGCATAATTCGGAAAGATTTTGCTTTCGGTCAACAACCAGTCGAGGGTTGTCATAATTCATGTAATCCCCGACGTAGAGCTTCGACACGAACCATTTTTCTCCTGCTGCATCAAATGCTTTCTTAATGCCATCAATAACTTTCTGATGTTCCCTACTGTCAATTTGTATCATGCGAACGGCAACTCCTCGTCAATTCCATCTGGAATACTCATAAATCCGTCTGGGTCTGTTTCTGGATGCGGCGTCTCCGGCTTCTGCTGACTCTGATTAGAACCTTTGCTTTCGCCAAACTCAATCTCTTCCACAACAATGTCTGTTGTGTATACCTTCTGTCCATCACGATTGGTGTAACTGCCGGTCTGGATCCTACCAGATAAGTCCGCTTTCATTCCTTTTAAAAAATATTTCTCGATAAATTCTGCCGACTTTCCGAAAGCAATACAATTCAAGAAATCTGCTTTCTGATCGGAACCCTCTTTCGCGAACCTTCTGTTTACCGCAATAGAAAACCTTGCAATAGACGTTCCATCGTTGGTATACCTGACTTCTGGATCACGTGTAAATCTTCCTGTAAGAATTACTTTATTCATGCTGCTACTCCTTTTCCACATGCTGTTTATCATAGTCAATTAACATTTTGAGACATTTATGCCCTTTCTCTTTTGTAAGTGACTTGATGTCATTTACCTTGAAACGGGCCTTGATCTGGTCTAAAAGTTTAGCTTCCGGGTACTTATCAATAATGTTTTTGATTGACATAGTAGTCTCGGAACTAATCATCTCGGTTTCTTTTGCCGGTTCCGCTTTCCTACCGGACGTTTTTTCTTTCTCTCCTGTATTAGTAGAATCACTGTCTCTGTTATCATCAATACAGAACAGTCCGTTTAAAGCGTATTTTCTGGCATAAGACGAAGCGGCACCTGTCACCTGTGAAGAATCCATACCTTTCTTAGACTCTTCTTCCCTTGCATAAGCAACAGTTGTAATCTCGCCGGTATCTTCGCAGTCATTCAGATGAGCTTCTGCTCTGACATATATTCTGTCTCCAACAACTTCCATCCGATCTGTGACGCTTAACACAGTCTTTGTTTCTGCCAGGAGTGGTTTTACAGCTTCCAGAATGTCCTCACAGCTCCTGTATTTGTACTTCCCGAAGGAATTGTACTGTCCTTTAGGGGCTTTCAGCTTTGACTGAATAATACCCAACTTCTCATATATATTCACTACTATTCCTCCTTGTCATAAACCACATGTTTGCTGCCCTCAATAATCAGCAAGCTTGCAATATCTTTCATCGATAAAGTCGATTCATTATAGATTTCAACCAGCGCGTTGTATGCAACTGTTGATACTTTCACAACCGGGTTATCCTTATCGGTTGCCAGCTGCTTCTTTCTTGCCGGAATACGGATTTCAAATTTGCTCACTGATACTTTCCTCCTTATATGATTTCTGAGCCGTTAAAAGCCCATTTAGAGCCTGTACGTAGCTCGCCAGCGTCCTTGCCTTGTATGAACTCTCGATGTAGTTATCAGCTACAAGGGAAAGCTGCTCATCTATCAGAGCAAGGATTTCGTTAATTCTATCCTGCATCTTTTCTCACCTCACTAAAGAAACAATACACATTGTCAGAACCATCCCCTCTCGCTGGATTCTGCTCGCCGTTCGGAAAGATTCCGCCAGCACAATGATATTCGAGATGGTTCAGATACATGTCCGGGTTCTCCCAGTCAAGAATGTACGCTTTCCGCCTGTTCAGCTCCTCCAGAAGCTCGTTCACTGTCGTTGCCAGCTCCATTGTCGGCAGGAGCTTCAGCTCTGTCTGATTCAGCATTTAACGGGCACCCCCCATCTATCAGAAGTTCCAGCAAGAAAGCTTTGATTTTATTGAGACTTTCACGACTTTCTTTTTCGTAAAACGGATCAAAAGATACACTCTGATACAAATCCCATTTAAATTTTCCTTCGGGAAGACTGACATCTTCCTTCCTTTTAAGTCCACATACACTCATACCATAAATCGAATAATTGAACGAGGCGTTTGCTGTCGGAACTTCATTTGCAACTCTTTTACAGAGTTCGTAAATTTCGTCAATTTCTTTCTCAAACATTTTCATTCTCCTTTCTCTCTGGCGTATCAATATCCCAGAGAATTCCATATACGATCATCGTGGTCATTGCCGCCGCAAAAAGCTGTCTGCCCGATCCACCCCACTGCCAAAATGGAAGGAACGTGGAAAAACCTCCAATTAGTGCGGCACAGATGATATTTTTCAGATTATTCACTGATACCTCCTAGAATCCACGCAAGGTTGCTCGCCACCAGCGCGGCGGCTGTCACAATCCATGCGGTAAACCATCTTTTTGACTTTTTCTTACTTTCTTCGACAATTTCAGTCGCAAGTGCTACTTCAATGTCAGCCCATGTCGGCTGATTTTCGTTTCTAATTTCACTCATATCTAGCTAATTTCTCCTTATTTCTTCTTATTTTGTCTTTACAATTAGCAGATAGAGAACTATAATGTATCTATCCACTAAGGTGCTTTAGTGGGTGCAAAGCTCCGGGGTGGAGGTTCCAGCTCCCTCCGGGGCACTCACTTATTGAGAGCCTCTTTGCCTTTCCAGACGTGTCCGGTCACTTCATAGACTTTCCTAGGGCTTATGATGTATGTGATTCGGCCACCGGAAAGGCTTTTTGCTGGCTTGTTATTCTGGATAGCAGTCCCGATCGGCAGCCATCCGTATACAATTCCTGCTCGGATTGATGTTGCAGGAAGTCCGATCAGCTTGCTTGCATCAGATACGCTCATGTTCTCCGAGGAGAATTCCGGCATCTGTGGAATGCCCGATATGATTCTCGCAATCTCTGCGGCAAACTGATGAACTTCTGCATTTTCTTTGATGTAAGTATCAACTTCGCTCATGTTCCCCTCCTTGTTAATTCGTGCTATACTCTCCTATGAAAGGAGGTGTTAAAAATGACTTACGATGAATTTATGTCGGCCATTAACTCCGATGTTGAAAGAATTTTAGATGAAAACTCTGTTAATGTTGCTCAGAGCCTGCTACAAGGTCTGTCAGAAAGTGAACCTTGCGTATCAAAAGAACAATTTCAAATCATCAGAAACGCCGTAAATACATCTATTCAGTCTTCTGTTCAAATAATGTTCGATTACCTAGATTCATTCGGAATGCTGGAGTGCGAACACCTGACTGAGCATCACGAGTCGCCTGTTTTAAAAGTGATTCAGGGCGGACGTTCGGACGCTGAGAAGAAATAATTTGTTGCTGGTCTTGAAGTTGCGATTCAAGGCTGGCAGCTCTTCTTTCCAATGAACGAATCCTTTTTTCAAGTGATCTACTCATATATTTACTCCTTTCTTGTGGTATACTCCCTAGAGATGGGAGGTGATATTGATATGAAGAAACCCAGTATAGCGAACGGCTCCATAGTTCCGCACAGCGTCCTTGAACAGCAAATAAAAGAAGCTAAAGAAAAAGAATTACGGAAACAGCAATGGCGACATGATTTCCGAGTAGCTTTATTTAGTGCTGTTGTTGGCGGATTTACTGGATTCCTGGCTACTGTAATCACTCAGATGTTACTTTAGCATCCACTGTGCGAGTAGGCTTCCAAGTGCTCCGCAGGTAGCCGAAAGCACAAAACAAAGAATCCAAAATGCGATTCTATTTTTCAATTTGCTTTCACCTCCAAGTTAAGAACTTTGTAGATGGTTTTAATCTGCCTGATTACTTTCTGGAATCTTCGGCTCAAGAAACTTGTCAGTTTTATCGGGATTCTTGTATTTTGCAATTGTTTCGCCGACCCCAAGGAAATACCCCTTGTCAAATTCCGACATATTAGGAACTGCCTTGGTTATTGATTCAAGAATCTTTTTTTCTTTTTCAGACATGCACTCACTCCTTTCTTGTGATATACTCTCCTGTAAAGGAGGTGCTCATTTGATAACAAGATATCAATATAAAATATTGAAAAAAGCTTTAAGAAATTGTGGATTTACTCCTGGTAATCAGCGTGAAGCAGATGCTTGCAGATACCTTTTCGGTAAAAAGTGCTTTATGCGTTCAAGGTCGCAAGATCACGCATATGAAATCACGCAAGCGGGTGAAGTCGCCATGAAAGCATATTTTCAAGATATATCCAGATTTTGGATAACAACTGTTCTGTCAGTCATTGCGCTGATTACCGGCCTTTTCTCAATTTCTATACAATCAGAGCCACTATTGCAATTATTAGAGCAATTATTGAAATAACTGCTAAAACGTGTGTGTCGGTAGATAGCGAATCTACATAATGTGTATACATTTGTAATAATTCCTTTACCGAAAATTCAACATCTACCTGCTCACATGGCTCTTTTTCAAAGATACAGTCCATATCTACTGTCCCGCCAAACGGAATAGGCTCATCTGGAGGAACAATCCTTCTTTCCGGCATCTTTAAATCACCTTTTTCACCTGTTAGAACTGCTTTCTTAATTTTGTTTGTCTGGTCTTGTAAATCCCAGATACGATTCCACAGGTCAGAAATTGTTTTGTCGATTTCTTTCTTCTTGCGCTTCACTGTTTTCACCTCCTTGTTTTTGTTGATGAACAAATAATAGCACTTACATTCTTGTTTGTCAACATGTTTTATCAAATTATTTTCAATTTTCCTTGTTGACCAACAAGCGTAATAATGGTATACTTCATATTAAGAAAGGAGGAACAATGTTGGAAACGATAGGAGAAAGAATCCGATCTATCAGAGAAGAACATCACATGTCCCGAAGAAAATTCGGAGAGGTTCTCGGCACTAGCGAAAACGCTATTGTCAATATAGAATATGATAGATTGAAACGTCCTGACCAGAAAGAACCTATATATAAGCTGATTTGCAAAGAATTTGGAATTAATATGGAATGGCTTATGTACGGGACTGGCGATAAAGAATGTGATGATTTAAGAGATGCTCAAATTTCCGAGTTTGTTGGAAGAACTTTTGAAAACGAATCTGAAACGTTCAAAAAAAGGTTTATTGCCATGCTTTCATCATTAGATGAATCTGATTGGGAAACACTTGAAAAAATTGCAAATTTGCTTCAAAACAAAAAAGAGCAGGAATAACACCTGCTCTCTTTTTATAAGATACCACGAACAAAATGATAAATTATCTTTAATTTTCTGGAGTCCATCTTTTCTAAAAGTTTAATTATTTTTTCTTTATAGTCCATAAATAGCCCTCCCTGTCGCAACTACCGCCTACACTACAGTATATGTCCGGCTGTGGGAAATAGAACCGAACATCAGTTCGTTTCATGCCATTATATTACTAATGTTTGCTCTTGGCAACTGCCAGATATACACCGATATGCTTATGATTGCATAGAAATTATTCGTAACATCAAAGATATAGTCTTTTCTGTTTAGTGGCAGGGCGAATAAAAACGGCAGCATGGTCTGCTTTATTTCATGGGCGCTATTCTTATGTAGGGTAGAAGATCTGTACGCATTTTGGACAGAATACACTCCTGACTCTTCATGGATATAATCGTCTACACACATTGGTAAATAAACAATGTAATTAAGCAAAAGCACAGCTCCTATTATAATTAGTATATTTTTGATTATTTTCATTTCATAAATCACCTCAAAACGTCTATTTACAACTAAATTTAACGATGCTATAATAAAAATAACATATTTAAACACTTTTTTTTGCAAATGGCGAAAACAATGTTTACAAGGGAATGATTTACATGAAAATTGCGATTTGTGACGATGATAATTTACGGATTGAGATTTTCAAAAATAGCATTGACCGATATCTAAAAGAGCATGGTGATGGTGGATATACATTAACCACCTACACCAGCGGAAAGCCTTTGATCGACGATGTTTCAGATGGTGAATGGTATGACATAATAATTCTTGATGTCTCCATTAACGGAGAAAATGGCATAGAGATTGCCAAAAGATTAAGAAAAATCGGATACTATGGAAATATCACTTTTTGGACAGAATGCAAAGAATATGTATTTGATGCACTTGATGTGCTGCCGGTTCATTACATCATTAAAGGCTCTGAGCATGGAAGAATGTATTCAGTTGTTAAGCAGACGCTTGAAAATATCCGTGAAAAAACGCTTACTATCAAGAACAAGGACTACTTTCACAGAGCTGAATTCCGGCATATTGAATACATCGAAAGCCAGAACAAATACATAATGATCCATTGCACGTGCGGAATATCACACAAGGAACGAGGAAAGCTCAATGATATCGAAAAGAGTCTTGACGGAAGATTTTTGCGCTGCCACCAGAGCTATATAGTTAATATGGACGAGGTAAGCGAAGTAAGCCATTTTTTTACGATGGTATCTGGCGCGATCGTCCCGATCAGGCAAAGAGAACTTGCGAAAATAAGAGAAAAATATGAAAACTACGTCATTGGAGGAAAATAAAGCATGAGCGAAGAGAAAACAAAGAAATGCAAATATTGTAAAACAGAGATTCCGGCAGATGCTAAAGTCTGCCCGCAGTGCCAGAAGAAATTAAAAGGTGGAAAGCTTAAATGGGTTGTGCTGATAATCCTTGTCGGAGCGATCATCGGAGCTGTAGCTGGCGAAAGTGATTCAGAATCAGATAAAAGCGCAGCAACCGCTACTTCTTCAGAAAAGAAAGAAACTGCTGCTAAACCAAAAGAAGAAGCTGCACCGATCGAATACACTGCTGTTTCCGTCAATGATATGATGTCCGATCTTGATAGCAACGCCATGGGTGCGTCTGATAAATACAAAGGTAAATACCTTGAGATCACTGGAAATCTCAGTAACATTGATGCTTCCGGAAAGTACATCAGTCTCACAGCAGATGGCGATTTTGAAATCATCGGCGTACAGTGTAATATTAAAAACGACGAGCAAAAATCAAAGGTAGCATCTCTTGCCAAAGGCGATAAAGTAACATTAAAAGGAAAATGCACAGATGTTGGAGAAGTCCTTGGATATTCTTTTGACATTGACGAGATTGAGTAAACCAGACTAGCTCCTGCTTAACGGCAGGGGCTGTTTTTATACAAGGAGGAAAATCATGGCAAAAAGAAAGAAGTACCCAAAATTGCCGAATAGCTTCGGGTCTATCCGCTATCTCGGCAAGGGTCGAAGAAGCTGCTATGCAGTACACCCACCGGCAACGATTGACGCAACGGGAAAAGCAGTTCGTCCGCCTGCAATCTGCTACGTTGACGACTATCTGAAAGGGTTCGCCGTTCTGACAGCATACAAAGCCGGGACGTACAAGCCAGGCATGGAAAAAGAGCTTGAGATTACCCCTACAACGGACGCAGACGCCCTTATAGGACGCATTCTGTCAGACTACAATACATTTAAGGGCGCAGAGGAAAAACACCCGGAAACGCACAAGCTGACGTTCTCAGAGGTATATGAGCAATTCATGAGATGGAAGTTCCCTGAGGGAACAAAACTATCATACAGCTCGAAGAGTGCATACCGGAACGGATATTTAAACTGCACGGTACTCCACAACCGCGTATTTGAGGATTTAAAGGCTCCTGACATGCAAGAGGTGTTAGATACCTGTCCGCTCAAAAGAGAAAGCGTAATGATGATACTGACATTGTTTAAGCAGATGTACAAGTACGCCATGTATGCTGAGATTGTCACGGAAAACAAAGCTCTCTATGTTCGTAACAATGCGCCTCACGACACGGAGCACGGCACGCCCTTTTCGGATGAGGAATTAAGCATCCTCTGGAATAACGCCGATGATCCGGAAGTACAGCTCATTCTAATCATGTGTTATTCTGGCTGGAGAATCGGCGAAGTATCAAAGCTTTCAATTAATCTCGAAGAAAAATATTATCAAGGCGGTATTAAAACAAAAGCCGGAAAAGACAGGATTGTACCTATTCATTCAGCCGTATATAGCTTTGTCCAGTCAAAACTAGCAACTCAAGGAAAGCTTCTAATGTATACGCAAAAGCATCACAGGGATAAACTCTTCTACCCTACACTGGAACGCTTGAATATAACCGGCAACCCGAAACACACGCCGCACGATTGTCGACATACCTTTTCTGCCTTGTGCGAAAAATATGGCGTCCGGGAGAACGACCGGAAGAGGATGCTGGGGCATTCATTCGGGAACGATGTCACGAACGCTGTGTACGGTCACAGAACTCTGGAGGAACTCCGTGAAGAAATAGAGAAAATAAAAGTCCCATTTGTGACTAACTGTGACTAACCGTTCCTGTTTTTATCGCTTTTAAACTGTCTTAATCACTCTAACAAAAGTCTGCAAAGCCTTGATTTTACTGGCTTTTCCGCATTTTACAAGGGATTCCGCAAAGACATTTTCTATAATCTAATTTTAATGAAAATCTTCAAGAATCCTTTGTTTATGCGGTTTTTCAGACTTTGTTTGTGACTAATTTGTGACTAACCGTGTAAATCTATATCTGTTCATAACATCGTAATTTGACGTAAAAAAAAGAGAGTCGGGTTTTTATGCCCAACTCTTTTCCTGACTGTCCACTCGTGCCGCTGCTAACAGCCCCCGAATTGGGACATACAGCTCTTTCATCAATGCACAGCAGAATCAGTCTGCACTCTTCACTTGTGCGTAGTCACACAGGAAGCTTTACATCATAAGTTCAATCCCTGTGCGACTATTGAAAGTATACCTTATTTAAAAAGAAAAATCAATTAAAATGTTAAACTTTCTATTGACACACCACCAATTTGGTGGTATTATATAATCATCAAAGGAACGGAGGAAAACAAAATGAAAAAATACAACTTATCAAACATTATGAAAAGAGCATGGGAACTGGTTAAAAAATCCGGAATGACAATTTCCTCCGGTCTGAGAAAAGCATGGGAGGAGGCCAAGAAAATAGAGAAGAAAATCTTCAAAGGGCGCATGGAAATGGCAGTCCCGGAAGCAGATAACAATGTTGTAAGTATTAGCTTGTGGCAAAAAGGATCATGCAAAAGAATCTACTTCAACGACTACAAAAGAAGAACTGTTGGATACATTGACTGTGTAAGCCGTACAGCACATTACATGGAAGGATATGCTAGAATGTATATCCCAGTTATCGACAGATTTATGGAAGAATATGAGTTTTAATTTAAGGAGGAAAACGAGATGGGAAAATGGACTATTAGTGTTGACGATTCAAAGATGTCGAAATTGAGAAATTATGGAGAATGCTACACGCATGGAGGGGGAGCTGGAGGATATTTTGATTTCTTCGGAGATTCTTTGCAGGAGGCTGCCGATAATCTTATCCACATTTTCGCTGACGTATTCTCTGACGATGGTACGACAGTTATAGAATACCCGGAACATGTCATAATCGATGAAAAAATATACGAGTACGCAAACTGTGCCGAAAAACATATCACACTTATTATACCTTGTAAATGCAAAAGGTATAAAACCGGTGTTGGCGATATCAACTTCAACGCCGATATCCGTATCTATCTTCAAGAGCAGAAGATGCAAGTAGCTGAGATGCGTGCACTGCTTGACGAATCCCGAATAGCATTCTCTAATCAGTACAACATACCGGTCCGGACGCTTGAAAACTGGGAATCTGGAAAAAGTCAGTGCCCCGAATATGTAAGACAGCTCCTCGAGAGAGCTGTTAAGGAGGATGCGAGAGTTAAAAATGATGCAAATACCAACGCAAAAGATACTGAAAGCTTATGAAGAAAGTCAGACGCTGACCGGCATTCACAAGCTTACCGGATATAACTGGCAAAGAATAGCGAAAACGCTTTCTACGGAAGGTATCATAGTCAATGAAACGCAAGCGACTATCATAGACCTGCATTATCGTGGAAAAAGTGCCAGTGAGATTTCAACCATTACAGGATTTGCAGTGAGTACGGTTATGGCGTATCTTCCAAGAACACGTCCGGCATACATGGAAAACAGGTCCGAAAACGCACTAAGAATTGAAAAATGTAGAAAAGGAAAAAGCCCCAAGGATTAACTCCAAGGGGCTTAATTTTTCACTTAGTATTTGCTTTCATGTGCTCAATCACTCTCTTCCAGGTATCAATGCCGCAAGTTCCATTTGCAGTTACACCGACATTTTTCTGGAAAACTTTAAGGGAATTATATGTGTCATTCCCAAACTGTCCGTCAACTTCTACACCCAGCATTGCTTGAAGCATTGCCACTGCTGTACCGGAACTGCCCTTTCTCAGAATCGGAAGTCTTGTCTGGAAGGTACCGGTGAGCGTGGTTGAAGGCGTACTTACTTTTGCACCGGTGGTAACGGCGATAGCCACGTGATGGTTATCATTCAGAAGGATGTCTCCTGCCTTTAGATAGTCACCGGATGTCAGATACTTACTGTCCGTCAATACTTTCGCACCGGCAGCCTTCATTGCGGCTCTCATGTTTCGTGTAGTCAGATAGATGCTAACTGCTTTCAACTTTGCATTATTCAGACGATACCCAGTCCCCTTAACAATAGCTGCTGTGCTCGCACTGCAATCAGATTCACAAGCTACCGTGATCTGTGCTGGATCGTAATTACTTGCCTTTAAGTGCTGCCAGAACGAATACCGGTCATTGCTGTTTCCGGCAGTACCCTGATCGTACCCGATGAGATTGTTTCGTGCTGCTTTTGTCGCCATGTCTGCGATCATGGCTGCGATTTTGGCGTCATTGAATCTCAGGACACAGAGCCACGGTCTGCTGTACCAGTTCATAATCCGATATTCTGTACCAGTCTGGTCTCCTGCTTTCCCGCCTGCATATCTTCCGTTCTCATCATGTCCGCAGTTACTGATTTTTACCATTTTTGTTTCTCCTTTCTGTGTTGCTCCTCTATAGTCCTTGTAGAACACATCCATATCAACATTTCCGCTGATACCGGATACTTTTCCGTGTTCCGAATACTGCCATCCTACACCGACCGGAACTCTCAGCCTTTCCTGTAATGTTCCGTTATCCAGTTCTTTTTTGGGATAGTTCGCAATCCAACATTCGTACTGCTTCAGAGCGTTTGACAAGCAGTTCTTATACCAGTCGTAGTTGCAGTATACACCGACTTTATAGCCGGCTTTCTTCATTCTGGTCAGAAAGGCAACTGCAATGTTTTCAACTGCCTGTTTGCCGAGTTTTCGCTTATTAGACCACTCGAGATCATAGAACACTGGAAAGTCCAGTCCTCGTCCGTTCAGTGCAGCAATCACATCTTCCGCCTCGTCAATAGCCTGCGCCGGTGTCAGAGCGTATGAATACTTATAACCGCCGATAAGAATTCCGTTGCTCTTGCATCCCTTGTAGTTGTACTCGAATGAGTTGTCAATGCCGCTCCTCTGATGCACTCTCAAGATTGCGAATTTAACGCCGGATTTAGCAACCTTCGCCCAGTCTGGTTTCCCCTGATTAGATGATACGTCAATTCCTTTAATTTCCATTCGGCTTTTCCTCCAGCTCTCTAATTTTGTCGCCTTGCTTTTTGACCACAGCTGACAGTTCCTGAATTGCTTTAATTGCATATTCGGTCAGAAGAAGTCTGTCAATCTGCTTAACATTCATGCTTCCATCTTCGTTCTCGCCACCGCCTAGCGCCAGTAACGGATCTATTTTTTCAATATCATCTGCAACAAGTCCGAGCGGCTGATGGACGCCGGTTTCTTTCCAGTCGAATGAGCATACCGGCATTTTGCAGACCGCATCAAGAGCATTAATTTCGCAGTCTAAAACATTCTCTTTTAATCGGATATCGGAAGCAGAATCGTTATATAAAGTGTTTGTAGTATAGTTACTCGAACCCCACTGGGCCGATACCGTCAATGCGGCTTTATTTGATCGTGTTGCCGATGACAGATAAGCTACCCTGTTCAATGCGGCGCTTGCCGATGATACGGGTCTTCTTCTTGTGCTTGTATTGGCTTCTTCTTCTTTATAGTCTTTGAACGAAAAGTTTCCAGCTACGTAAGCATCTCCTTTAAGGCCAGTGTCACCAGATACTGAAAGAGTTCCCGAAGTAGTCAGGTTCTTTCCCATCGAACAACCGTCTGTATATACTACATTTGCATTTAAACGAACTACATCATTCAAAAATCTTAGAATATATCCATCCCATTGATGGCTGGTATCACCCTCCATCCAGAGATCTTCCACTCCGCCGCTCTTTTCTGCTGCATAAATTCCGTACTTGCCGATTTTTAAAGCTTTCCAGTTGTTTGCGTCTGTATAATCCGTATACATAGTAATGCCGGAACTGTCAGTAAGCACTTTTCTTTTTTGACCGGTCGAATCATAGAAGAACATTCCGCTCTTATTAATTCTTATGACTATGTTGTTATCAGAATTTCGAAACGACATTCCTCCGGACGACATCCGGCCTATCTCCGACCCTTCGTCGTCAAGAAGGACTAGAAGCCCGTTCCCGTTGTTCTGTCCACCGAGTGTCAGTGTTCCTCCGAGCGCCGCATTGAAAGACACATACAGCTCATTGTTCAGATAGTATAGTCCTTTCCAAGCTCCGTTATTAGACAGAATTTCTACAATATCTTTCTGAGACAGAGCAGAAACGTCAAGTGCTACAGGGAACGTCTGCTGATCACACAGTATAGTTTTTTCTTTGTCGGCATAAGCGCTGGCCCTTATCATGTCATGTGCTTCAAGAGACAGCGTATTCAGCTGAATCTGGATCAGCTTCATCGAGGTGCTGTATGTGCTTATATCTTCCCAGGAAGAGCCGTTATCAACGCTTTTTTCGATAGCCCACCAGGCATAAAAGTTTTTAGCATCTTCCTGACCATCTCTATAGTAAGGCCTCAAGTTCAGAACATTCGGAGTGATCTTCTTGTCAGCCCCCATCAGCAAAATGTCAGCATCGGCATTTATAAAATATGTTCTTCCGGCTGTACCCTGTTCTCCGGCGTACTGCTTAGCTATCGTGAATCGCTTTGAAATCGACAAATTTTCCAGATAGGTAGCCCTTATATCAACCCATCCGCTATCGGCAGTTAAGCTTTCAACTGTATACGTGTGTTCAACTTCATCCCAGGATCCCGAGATGTTCTGAGATTCGGTTATAGTGTACGAACAGTTCTCCGTGATATCCTGTGCGCCGTACATCACCGTAGCCTGAGTTGAGCATTCTGGAAAGCTGCTATAATTCCCATTAGAATTAACAGGAATCCCTTGGTACTCATTACTCAGCTGAATAGTCATGTTCTTCGCAGAAGCAGAGAACTCTTTTAATGTCTCATCGAGTGTTTTTCCACCGCCGATCTGCACGTTTCCGCTGATATATACTGATCCGGCGTCCATGTCAGCTTCAAAAATTACATTTTTATCTTTATCTTTTACCAGGATCGTTCCGGCATTAATATAGTCAGCGTTAATACCCTCCGCATATAAAAGTCTCGTGATAGTCTCTCCGTCAAGGGTTATACCGTATGGATATGTTTTGCCTCCATCATTGCTGATTCCGATTGCTTCAGATGTAACTTTAATAACATTAGATGATTCTTTTAGTGCAGGCTTGTCGTGTAAATACCGAATAGTGCTTCCATCTTCTTGCTTGACATCTGTACAGAACATTCCACTTGCATTTGTATCGCTTATCTTTTGTTCCAATCGTTTAACAGCTTCTTCCCTTGCAGATGTTTCTTTTTTCACCATCTGACGTGCTGCCACTATAGCCTTCGTTCCCTCACTGTAGTAGTCACTGCTGCCCCGAATCGGATCATCAGCCTGAGTCTTAACTGTAGTCAGACCGCCCACGTTGCCAGATACATCCGTCAGCGGAGTAAGGTACTTGTTGCCTAAGCGGTCATAAGTATATACCATATCTCCGAATTCAACCAACGGGTTGTATACCAGATCACCCTCGAGATTTCGGAATCGCGCTCCTACGATCTGTTCACCGATGATGCTTGCTACTGTTTCGAGCTGGTCAGAATCAATCAGTTCGTTCTCAAGTTCAAGAAGATACCCCTCTTTTCCGTACATTCCAGAGTATTCAGAATCTGTATCATCATTGGACTGTCCGTTTTTGACTCTGATTCCGGTAATAATAATATCGTCACTGGAAAGCACAGGTGGGTTTCCATAGTTTTTCAAATCAGGAATATCTGCTTTTTCAAAATCCCATTTTATGAATCTGAGATTTCCGGAATAGTCAATTCTGGCGTTTGCAGATTCAACCATAGCTGCATACTCAAACAGTTGACGGAATGTCATGTTATCCGGAATGCTTCTTATTATAATATCGCCATGTGACATAGTTAGATTCATGCCTATTCCGATAGTCTCACAGGCGTCCCTGACAAGGTTTATAAGGGACTGAGGGAGCTTAAGGCCGCTGGTATACGCTTTATTTGCTTTGTACATATCGTCCAGAGCCGTGATAGTGATGATGTCTGAAAATTGCTCCGGCGTAGTTACTGTATAGATTCCTTTGTCAATCTTTTCTGCAAGACTATTGATTTTTAGATATGCATGAATTTTTGCACTGTAAAAATCATATTCTTTCCACTGCTCTTCATAGTTATTAATGTTCAATGTCAGCGTTTTACAAACAGATGTTCCAACTGGAAAGCTACTACTTTCTGCACAATCAGTAAACCCGTTGTCGCCGTTCATGATCTCTTCATCAATAGTCTTTTTTGTTCCGTCAGGAAAAGTGATATCCACTACCATTCTGACCGGTTCACCGGCTTCAAGCTTTTCTCTAAATGCGTTACTTACGTTAATCACAGTGGATCCACCCCCGTCATGTTAAATTCTAACGATGATAGTATCTTTCTATCATCTGATAATTCTCCGATGGCTATGCTTTGCGTCTGGCCGACATAAAACGGAGCATCTCTCCAAACGCCGTAATATGGTGAGAAGTAATGAAGTGTAAATTTATATCCTTTCGCTATCATCTGTAAGATTTTAGTCGCTTCTGTCATCGGGATATCACTGGACTTGTATGTATACTGCTCAACAGTAAACATCGGCGTGAAGTAGCCTACACCGTACTGCGTCCTCTGACTTGATTCCGTGTAAGTCGTGGCAAAGGAGAGCGCAAGGTCTTTGTCCGGTTGCCAGATTACTGTTTCGTTGATTTTATATTTTTCCATAACGTCCTCCTTTCTACGCCATTTCAAACGGGTTTCTGCCGCTTGTATCTCGTCTCATCTGCGCTTCTTTCATCATCTCGTCAAACAGGGTTCTGCGATTGACCTGAGCTATAAATCTGTAGTTTCCACCGCCTGCCTGCCGTCCTGCCGTTTCTTCCCGGACAATCTTTCTGAGCAGAGCTTCCGGCGTCTCGATATTGTTGCCCTGCTTCTGATCGCCCAGAACTGCAAGAAACTCACTTCGAGGTGGAATGACTGCCCCTTTTGCCAGATACGGGACCGTTGGTACCCGAGGAAAGCTTGCTTTGAATCCGATAGTTTTTGAACCAAACGGAGTCGGAATCTTCCAAGGCCCAAACGAAAATGCTGATTCAATGCCGCCAATGGCACTGTTAACGGTCCCAATAGCGCTATTAACAATTCCAATCACGCTATTAAGCGTGTTTTTAATTGTGTCTTTTATGCCTTCAAAAACGCTTACAACAGTGTCTTTTGCCGAAGTAAATTTATCAACTATAGCACTTTTTATTTTTTCCAATTTTCCAAAAAGAACTGTAGAGATACTGTCCCAAATTTGAACTGTTTTAGTTTTCACACTGCTCCATGCTTTTGAAATTTTAGATTTAATCGCATTAAATCCAGTTGATACCGTAGTTTTTAATGCACTTAGAGCATTTGTAGTGCAAGTTTTGACGTAGTCCCAAGCTGTAAACACTATTGACTTAATTGCATTAAATACAAGTTCGATAACACCTTTCACAATGTCTAACGCACCCTGTGTCTCTGATTTGATAGTTTCCCAAACACCAAGAATGATGTCCTTAATCAGGTTCCAGGCTCCTTCTGCGATGCCTTTTACACCGTTCCATGCTTTTTCCCAATCTCCCGTATATACGCCGACTATAAAGTCAATCACTCCGCTCAACACGTCAACTATGTCGCCGATCACTTTTATGAGCGTTTTTACGATGTTTATGACTTTTGTGCCTATCATATCTGCAATCTTAGCAAGTACCGGAACGACATTTGCTATAATCCAGTTTATAAGCGGTACTAATATGTTTTCCCAGAGGAGTTTAAGAACATCAATAATTTTCCCCAAGAATGTTTCAATTTTTGCAAGCGTTTCGCCGAGCACACCTGTCATTAAGCCTTTCAGCTTGTCCGCTAATCCTTGTAAAACCGGAAGAATGTATGTGTTATATACAGTCAGCGTTGTTTTTGATATGCTTGAGATTCCGTTTGCAATTGAGTCAAAAAACGGTTTCAAATGCTCGTCATAGAGTTTCTGTATCAGATCGCCAAGCGTCTGTATCGTTGCAAGGATGCCGCTTGTTACGGTTTCAATGACTTTCAGTGATCCTTCAATGGCACTTTTTAAGAGGTCCTTATTATCAATGAACGGTTTTGCGATCATATTCAGCATATCTCGACCAAGTTTTGCACAAAGCTCCACAGCAGTCATTTCAATCTGTGCAAAAATTCCGATAACGTCAGCTGTCAGCTGCTGTGCTGTTTCTCCGCCAAAAGCAGAAAAAACATCTGCAAAAGCGACTGAGAAGTTTCCAATGATATCCGAAATTTCCGTTCCGATGTCAAACATGTTGACTATGTGCTTTTTAATTCGATCTGTATTTTGAGACAGGTATTTCGCAATTCCACCAACAAAGTTTTGTGCTATCGTCAGCCCGATTCTAGCTATAGAGCCAGTTACTTTTCCAAAATTTAGCGCTAAGGAATCGGCAAATTTATTCGATGCACTTAAAACGGCTGGATCGGTGAATATACTTTTTAAAGACTTTTTTATCAGATTTATGTTCTTTTTTAAGTCTTTCAGTATGGATTTATAATTGCCGAGCCCGTCCCAGAACCCTTTTTTGAAAAGCCCAGCCAACTCTTTGAAACGTTTAATGATTTCATCGAGAATTGGACTCATTTTTGAAAGGGCGGTTTCACCTTCTGCCATCTTTCCGTAATCAACATTTCCGACAGCTCCAGCCAGACTACCAGGGCTTCCTCCTGACCCTGCTCCCGAGGACGGAGTTTTGCTTGCTGTTGATGATGTATCCTGCGTAGAATACCGATTAATCTCATCAAGTGGACTAAGATATCCTTTCGCCGCTTTTGCCGCATCTTTTGTGGCATCGGCTACGTCTTCTGTGGAATCTGCTAACTTGCCGGCGTTGTCTGCCGCCTGTCCGTAAGCATCTGCCGTATCCTGCACGCCGCTTGCATCGCCTGTAAGGCCTGCTCCACTTCCGCTTGTCTGGCCTGATGATTTCTTTCCAGTAATAAGCTCCGTAAAACTTTTGAAAGCATTCGCCAGAGTTGCCAGTTTACCTAGCAAGATATTAATAACTTTCAGAACAGGTGTGAAAATATTAATCAGCCCCTGTCCGACTGTTGCCTTGAGAGACTGCAACTGCAACTGCATAACTCGCACCTGATTCGCCCAGCTGCCAGAAGTACGAATGAAGTCTCCAGATGCAGCCGATAACTGTTTCTGTACAAAAGCCAGACGGAGAGCAACTTTCTCCTGTTCAGTCATTTCAGACGTGGTTTTGCCATAGCCGTTTGCAAGCGCATACTGGTCGAGGGCAGTCTGGGTCATTACCACGCCGAGATCTTTCAATGTCTCGGTCTCACCTGTAAACACTGATTTCAGCTTGATGTAAGCCAAGTCCTGACTGATGTTATAGAATGATGCCACATCACCAGTCAGCTGTGTCAGAGCCGTTGACATATCGTAAGCCTGCTGTTCCGAGAATCCGAACGACTTGGACATTGCTCCGAACGTGCCGACATACTGTTTTGCCATAGTTTCTGACAATCCGGCAGAGGTCATGGCGTTCTTTGCGAATTCATTGACTTTATCCGACATGGTCGTAAATGTAACATCGACCACGTTCTGTACTTCCGCCAAATCAGAGCCAAGTTCCACACACTCTTTCCCAAACTGTACCAATTTACCAACAGCAAACGCTCCGCCAATCAGCAGACCGATTTTTTTTACAGCACTTCCAAGGCCGTTAAATGACTGTTTTATAGCTGATACGCCATTTTGGACACCGGTTGTATCCATCCTGGTATCGATAATGACTGAGCCATCATCAGCCATACATTCACCTCCTAACTATTTGAGGTTCAACATCTCATTCAGCGCATCCTTATACGCTTGCTCCTCGTCGCTGAGACGTGTTTTTATGTCAATTGTGTTTTTATTTTCCTGATAGAATTTCTTTTCCCATTTATCCAGGCGTTCGCCCTTTGCCTTTTTAGAGCGGATTCCAACAACCGTGTTAAACAGACACTCGCCGGATTCCATGAAGTACCCGAAGAACGTCCACCAGTGCATATAAGGCACTGCTCTGATTTCTTTACCGGCAACCTTGTTTACCGCCGGAACGATCATATCTCCGTCTTGCTCCCAGTCCATTAAGCGAGGTTTTGGGTGGTTCGGATTATCGTCCGACTGTCCGCAGTCTATGAACTCCGATGCTTTCTGACAAGCTTCATCCAGACTCTCAGTCGGTATACTCTGCCAGTCCTCGAACAGAATCTGTAACATAACGACTGCTTTTGCCTGCTCATCCAGCTCTGGGTCGTTCATGGCTATGAGAATATCAATGATCGCTCGAAAATCTGTCCTGATAGAAAAATCCACCCCACTTATGTTGAGTGAGGTGGGAAGCTCATAGGCGGTCATTTTGTATACTTCTCTGTATACTTATTGACTGCTGCCTGCATTTTCTTTTTTCTCTTTTCAATCTCCGGCGCAATTGCTTCTGCGATTTTATCCAGAACGATATAAGCGAAAACCTGGCCATTTCTGAAAACAGTAGTTGCTGTGATTGGTTCTTTAAACAGGTCTTTTGATGCTTCATATCCGAGCAGATAGTTGATTTTGTCCTCAATCTGTTTATTCAGTTCTGCCATTTCTTTACCGGAAGCGACCTTCTGAATGGAATCTTTAAGCTGTTCGAAGTATTCTTCCATCTCCTCTGCACGTGCTACCACATTGATATCAGTCGGGTTCAGCTTGAAAGAAGAAAAGACTTCGTCTTCGTTGTTGGTAAATGTAAAAATGAGAATTCCATCATCAATTTTGGTGTTAATTATTTTTGCCATTTGGGGTGTCCTCCTTGTATATGTGCTTATTCGCTGTCGGCTGTGAATGCGCCGGAACTGATATCAAACTTTCCTTTTACACGTTCGCCGGTATAGTTGACGGTAAACGGAATCTGATAACCGGATGTATCGCCGCCGTAGGAGGTTGGAACAACGTAGCAATCCTGCTGATATGCTTCATACTTGCCTGCTGTGGCTTCTGTCCAGAGATGAACTTCAACTGCTTTTGTCTTGAGGTTGTCGTCTTTGAGACGTCCATCTACGATCTTTTGTAATGCTGTGAACAGGTCTGATGTGGTATCTGCATAGAACGGATCAGCGTCAGAAGAAACTTCATAGCCATTATGTTTAAATGTGGATTCTCCAAGAATATTTTTAGATGTTTCGGTGTCTGGATTGAGTTCTACATTGTACTCTTCCAGATCTTTTCCAAGACGCTCATACTTCGGTGTCAACCCCCCACAGAGAGAGCCTGCGTCAATGTAATGAGCCATATATTTACGGTCAATCTTGCCTGTAACTGCCATAGAAATGTCCTTTCTGCCTATAACTTTTAAAAGGCTGTGTAGGTTAGCGACTATCTCCAACTGATAGCCGGTTGTTACTTGTTATATTACTTCATAAGTATTTTCATAGCGTACTGACAATGGTAATAACCAGTCCTGTACGCCACTCTCCTGTGGTTCTAAACCATAAGAGTTATCGCGGGTAATGCGTTTTATCACTCGTCCCTGCGAAAGCTCAGGAAACGCGTTTAAACGTGTCTCAGAGCCATTTATGACAACTGGTTCTCGGCATATCCATTTACCGAGACTATCCAGGAACTTCTGAACAGATAGCTTCTGCCGTTCTTTGTCGGATGCTGTTCGGTATACCACGTAAAATGGGTACTGGCATACCTGATGCATCGTTCCGCAGACATCTTCTTTTTCTGAATAGATCAGCGCTCCGTTGTCTGCCGAGAACGCGATTCCGGACTCCTTGCCAAGTTCCTCAAACTTGATTGTTTCATTTTCATATAGTCCCGGATACTGGTTCAGAAGTGCTTTCATGGCATCTGTCAGAATTTCATATCCAGTTGCATCTTTTCCGATAGGCTTATCCGCCATGTCTGCCACCTCCTGCCTGTGCTTTTACTTTGCGAATCCATGTACTGCCATATTGTCGTTTAGCGGCATCGAACCATTTAGCCTGTGCCTGTGGGTGAGCCTGTCTGGTGTATTCGAGATTCTCCTTTGCGGCTGTCTGACCAGAAAACTGACTAACGAGAACTTTCTTTGCTCCACGTCTTGCGTAGGGACTTCCAGTTGCTTCGTCAACCATTCCTTTTCCCTCATACAAAAAACGTCCATAAGGAGCAGCCGCAGCACACACAAATCCAGTTCCTTGCAAGGATGCACTCTCAGCTCTTGTTCGGTTAATGAAGTCCCCTGTAATCATCGGCATAAATGGCGCCATGCTGTCCATGACCATTCCATCAAGGAGGTACTGGGCTTCTTGATACTGTCTGGAAAATCTGTCCATATTCAGTTTGATTTTCATATCTCCATCGACTACGGAGAATCCTTTAAAATGATGAATTTTACTCATATCACTTACCCAGAATTTCAAAATGTGGAATCAGTGTATACGGACCACCCACGCTGGTAATCTTAAACACGTTATCCCTGTTCTCGTTCATGTACTGGTAGAATCCGCTCCGATAATCGCCATCAGATACCGTTCCACCAGTCCACTCACCCTCCCAGAAGAACGACTCATCTGAGAATGTGATAGTGTCTTCCAGAGCGTTGTTAATCTGCCTTTTCCATTCCTTAGGTGGCATCCATGGAAGAATCTTGCCGTCTTTATCGGTAATGGTTATATCGCCGTTCTGGATAGTGTATCGAACGTGTAACTGTGCGTTGTCAGTTGCGTCTGGTCCGTACTTTTTGAGGATTGCTCCCTTGTCCGTAATGAGGTCAACGCTGGATAACACATGAGGATACCAGTACGCATCTCCAGTTGTTTTGCTTTCATAATAGTTGAAAACTGTTACCGTTTTGCTATACATGATATCCTCCTATCGTCTTCCCGGGACTAATTTAAGTAAGATAGCTCTTCTGGTGTATGCTCTTTTCTTTTCCAAGTTAAGAGGAATATCTTTGGTTTTTTTTCCTTTATCACCGACAACTATTCCTTCATTCGCGGCAACATGACTTTGCTTTGAATTGGCTGTAAATTTATACATGGCAGCGCCGCCATTTTCTTTTATAATATAATTGTTTTGATTTTTAGGATTTCTGTCCAGTATGGTTCCATCTGGCAATCCGGAAAAGCCTTTCTGATACGCTCGCTTTATTTGACTCCTGAATTCACTTTCACGTCCTTTAGTGAGTGTACCGTAAACATTATCTTGCTTTTTTATAAATTCAATAGCCGAATCCGTAAGTTTATCAATTTCTTTGTTTGAAAAATGCAAATCAGAATGATTCATTCCGCTAGAGCCACCTCTACCACCCATTACACTTCACCTCGTTAAATTTGTCGGAAAATGCCTTGATTCTAACAATATTACCTTTGCATTCTTCTGGTACTTTACCGTAGAAGATAATGCTTTCCGGATGTAACCGTTCGATCATGGCATTATAGCCAGATAAGAATAGGCACTTTTTGCCCTTACCGTTCATACACCCAACAGAAGATACCGCCACCGTGCCGCCCTCCGGTTCCCCATCGAAACACCAATCGTAAGAATCCGGTGTACTCCATGAGATTGTTGGAATCACACGGCAACCGTACTCTTGGAGATATGCGCCTATCCAGTGTTTGCGGTAATGGTTGTATATCTGGATAGCTTTAGGAAAATCGGTGTAGGTACTAAAGTCCGGTGTCAGGACGTACTGGAATTTGCTCAGCTTGTCCACGTACCTGTCTGGATTTCTCCATAGTGCGTCAAATTGGTAATCATCTAAGAAGAAATGAACAGTTTTCTCTTCTGGATTATTACATTTTCCTCTGGCGTAATTGAAACCAACAAATTCGCAGTTACCCTCAAATAATTCCGGTTCTATCTGCGGTATATCATATTCTCCGACGCCAGGGAAGATACGGCGGTTTAGATTTTCGTAAGCTATACTGGTTTCCCGATTTGCCATTATTCTTTCTGCACTGTCTGCTTAATAACCTGATTCACGCCAGTAGCCGATAATCCATTAAACATACCGACTGCGACCGCTGTGATATAATCCGTTGCCGGGAAATCCGGGATAATTCCCATTCCGACTGCTCCGAGAATTCCGCCAATAACCGCCATGATTACTGGAATCCATTCATCAGAGATTCTTTTTGATGCTTTACATCCCATTCCTACGATGTAGCAGATCATAACGATTGCGATGCATGAGCCTAATGTTGAAATGTCCATAATCATACCTCCAAATCAACTTTTTCCATAACTGCCCTTGCTTCCAGAACAGCAATATAATCCGTCATTGCTCTTACCTGCATATTGTAAGTGGTTCTCGGGCAAGTAGGAGTAAATGGGAGTTCTCCTTTGTCCCACCTTTCAAGCATATTCGCAAGTTTCTTATATCGAATAACCACCTGCATATACTCTGCCTTAAAGCGTTCCTTGTAATCTGCACTGTTCATCATTTCAACTGTCTGTTTTAATTCCATCATTTCTATCACACTCCTGCATACAATACTGGTATTCCATCATCCGTCCTTACTCCCATCAGAAGCGGTAAAGCTGTCTTAAGAAGCAAGTCGTTCGTTTTCTGCGCATCTCCGGCGGCGGCATATACCGCACTCCATTCCTTTGCGCTTGCCCCAATCTGCTGAGGTGTCGCATAAGAAATAGATTCACTGCCAGAAGATACAGAGGTTACAATGCCTGTCGTGCTACCACCGGACCCGATTGCGGTTGACGCACCACTCACAGCGGCATTGGTAGCATTCTTTTCAGCAAGCTCAATCTGATACATTAATTCAGCCAATGAACAGACCGCCTTTTTGATACGCTTCTGTGAGCGTTCGTTTGTTGGCAGTCCGTCCACCAGTCTGTCAAACGTCATTGCGTCTATAAAATCACTGGCTCTTTCTGCCAGTCGTGGAAATTCAGTTTCTGGCATGACATTGCCGAATGATTCTGTATAGAATTTATAATCTGCATAAGCCATGCCAGCTACCTCCTAGTCGATCATCATTTTGCTGTTACAGTCGCATGTCCAGCGCTCAGTGCTTTATAGGTACTGTCACACTCAACTACCGTAATAACCTGCCCTGTTGCTGCTGTAATATCAGCTTCGCCATCCCATGCGCTCCAGTTCTTCACATTCTGTCCGTAGTCTACAGCAGTCTCAGAAGATGCAACTTTGTACTTGTACACATTTCCTGCGCTTGCTTTTGCCGGAGTAATGGTCACTTTAGTATCTCCACTTTTACTTCCTGCTGCGGAGTTTACAGTCAGAGTTCCAAGTGTCTGAGTTGCGTTGATGGTTCCAATAGCAATAGCGTCAATGTACTCTGCAAAGAGGGTAAGCCCCATGATTGCAAATGCTTCAGATACTGCTGTGTGGTAGTTACCCTGTGTATGGAATCCGATCAGGTTTGTCTCGCCAGATACGGTGTATACCAGACCAGCTCTCGCGAAGTCAGACTCGTTCGGGTCAACATAGTACAGAACGATATTCTCAACAGGTGTAGCGATAACCTGTCCTCTCGGAATCTCGCTGTCAGACAGTAAGAAGATTGTATTGAATCCCATAAAGTTTTTCATGTACTGGAATCCGAACTGGTTCTGAATAGAAATCTCAGCTGCACCGATATACTCATACACATCCAGAATATTCACAAATCCAACAACGCCAGTCACATTTCTGTGCATCTGCTTGAATTTGTTTTCTACACGGCCTTTAGCCATTGCCAGAGCCATCTGGAATGTAGTTTCTGTGAATGTGAGAGTACCTGTTTTCAGATAATCATAAAATCTTTCAGTAACATTGGTCTGAAGCTGGAAAAGGAATTCATCATCGGTCATCTGAACAGCGTTCTCGTAACCGTGATCCTTAATCGCTTCGATAGATACAGCCTTTGCGTACTTCTCGATAGTCATTTCCGCATAGGGTTTTTCTTTTACAGTAAACTTGCTGTAAGGGATTTCCTCGCCCTCTGCCACTTTTCCACTCTGTAAAGTACCCTCTGCGTACTTAGACTTGAGTACAGCACCCGGCTGTTTTTTGATAGGTCTCATGATACCCAGAATATCACGTAAGTGCTGCCAGTTTCTTTCGAATCTGGTTACAAAGTCAATCTCACGTGCTGTGACCTGAATATCATTAGTCATAATAAGATTAGCTTTTGCTGCCATATAAAAAATCCTTTCTACCCATAACTATTAAAGGTATTGGGTTAGCGGCTATACTCTGGTGTATAGTCGGTGTAAAAAATCACTGGAATAACTGGATATTCTGAGCAATTGCAGCCTGTCTCTCTGACGGGTCTTTGATCGCTTCGATATCTTTCTTCGTCATACTTCCCGGTGTCTGCTGCTGTCCAACATGAGTGGTAAATCTTGCCTGATTCTGCTGAGCCTGCTGCTGAGATTCATCTACAAAAGCGGATGCGTCAGACTGTTTCATCTGTTCAATCAGGTCGTTCAGCCCAAGGATTTTACCATCTTTCAGCTTCAATCCTGCTTCTTTAATGTCTGCCATAACAGACTTCTTTGCCGCTTCACTGGAAAACTTAACATCATCGAGTGCCGCTTTCAGTGCATCTGAGAAATCACGGTCATAGATTTTTGCATTAAACTCTTTTTCTGCATCTGCCGCTTTCTGTTTCCAAGTCTCTAACTCGGTTTTAACATTTGCCGGGTCGATACCGTCGAAACCTTTTAAGGTCTCCTCTGCTGTTTCAGCACGTTCTTTCCAGTCATCACGTTCTCCCTCAACTTTCAACAGGGTTTTCGCTACTTCTTTAGCATTTTTATAATGCTCAGAGAGTGCTTTCTTAACATCTGCCTGTTTATCCTCCGGGATTTCAATTCCAAATGATTTTAATGTGTCAATAAGTTTCTGCATATACATCCTCCTGGTCGTGTTTATTGACCTGCCGCCGCAGGTAAGTGGATTAAGCCAGTTAGACCACTGGCAAGGTAATTGCAGGAGACGGATTTGAACCGCCGTTCTCAAGGATATGAACCTTGCGAGATTCCACTTCTCCATCCTGCCATGTACATGTTTGGAAGAACCATTTCAGCACGTTCACTTATTGCCTACTAGAGGAAGTCACTACATCACCGATAAACAGTACACATTCGGAACTCGGTTATACATTCCTTACGCACTGTCCTGTGCTTTTCCTACCACCAAACTTTCAGGCTCCAAACAATCGGAAAGGCAGGAATCGAACCTGCGGCACATAGCTTATAAGGCTACTGCTCTACCACTGAGCTACATTCCATTAACCCGGATTCCCGGGTTAGCAAGGTATTTTACGTGCTATGCCTAAACACGAGACGTTTCGGGCTACGTCAACACCGCCTATACGGTCGTGCACCTCTGCACGGGTTGAATTTCACTGTTCAGTTATATGCTCTCACAAGGAGGTATGCCGCCATGCACTAACGGCAATGGTACGCGTCGGAAATTGCATCCGCTTTTCAACCTCATGCTTCTTATGTGGCAATCCGGCCACTGCATTTTCTATTAAGGACACGCACCCGAGAAAGGAGGAATCAATAAAAATGTCTATGTCAAGTGGCTGCAACCACTTACGAATCTTCCTTATGAATACATTGTACCACAGAACCTTCAAAAAGTTGTGGTACATGTTTTAGCTAATTAGAGCATATCCCGGAGTTTTTCCACGTATCTTTTAACAAGATCACGTTCCTCCCGGCACTCTGCATCCTTGGACATATCGCTCATTTCTGTAGTAAGCTCATCAAGATGTTCTTCCAGAGCGGCAAGCATCTTTCTTTTGCAGTCCTCAGATTTGCCGGAACGATAGCTCTGCTTCTGTGTCATATAGTCGTCGTAAGCATCTCGTCCGTCAGAACGGCTGTAATGGCCTCTAACATAATGTTCGCCACGTCTGGCATAAGAACTGCCCCGGTCGTAATCCGGCATCATTCTGCCGTCATTTGCGCTGTATCTTCCCATGCTGTCACGTTTTCTTCCACGCTCGCTGTAATCGTCATTGTAGCCGCTACGCATCTCATCAAGAATAGTGTTGTAATATTCCACTTTTTTATCCCAGTACTGCGTATTCTTGATATCTTTGTACATATCAATCAGTTTGTATGTCATTTCCAAATTTCCAGTGGTCAGTCCATTGTCAGCGATTTTGGACAGTTCGTCTTCAATTCTTGCACATAAGTCTTTAATATCTCTCATAACTGCACCTCCTACGCTTCTCTAGTCACAACAATGTTTGCGTTCGCAACAGAAACATCCTGATCGCTTGTGTTCTCTATTGCGATATTAACGCAACAGCCACGAGGCACATCAATATAGATGCCGGAGGATATATTGTTGTACTGATTTACTGCCGCCGGTGTGGAAATCATCTGAGAAGATAATACAGGTTCGCCAGAGATTGCAATAGCCAGAGAAATAGCTCCGACAGTACCGCCTGTTGGAATTGCGATATTACCAGAGAAATCCACGAAGAATCTAGCCTTGCACTGGTTAGTAAGTCCTCTCAGGGTGATGATTCCGCTTCCCTCTCTGTGCTGAATACAGTTAGAACCTTTAACTGCTGTGTTTGAAAATACTACGTTTCCATTTGCTGCTACAGTCTGAGCAGCTACATTTGTAAATTCTGCCATAAAAATACTCCTTTCATATCACAAAAGGACAGGTCTCAGCCTGCCCTCTGTGTAATACGGCATAAGCCGACATAATCATAAAGATTAAGATACTACTTATTTACTTTTTAAATATTCCGGTATATTCATTCTTGGAAGTTGGTGCTTGCCTGCGGACTCTTTTCCGAAAAGGCATTCTTCCGGCGTCCATCCCGCCCGATATCTATAACTAAGAACTTCTTTTCCAACACCAAGTTCTTTTGACCACTGCGACAATGTTTGCTTTTTTCCGCCATATTCAATAAACGAATTGTTACGCTTATTACTCGCCTGTTCTTCCATCGGTATCCATTTACAATTTGATGGTTCATAATTCCCATTTACGTCTATTCTTTCAAGTGTAAGCCCTTCTGAATATCCGTTTAAATACGCCCATTCTCTAAAGTTCCAAAAATCAAGCCATTCATCACACATTTTTATTCCTCTTCCGCCATAATTTTTATAGCTGGGAGTATTTTTATTGTAACATCTTGATTTTATGGAACTCCACTTTTTATAAAATTTCCCCGTAGACTCTCCATGGCAAGATCTTGTTTTTTTTGCATAATAGCTTCTAAGACATCCACAAGAAGTACTTGTGCCTCTTTCAAGATTATATTGATAGCATTCAACATATTTTCCACATTCGCAGCGGCAAAGCCATAATGTGTTTCTATTTTTTTTGCCTACTATTTTTATAACCTTTAAATTTCCAAATACCATACCTGTTAAGTCTTTGGCTTTGTGCCTACAGCCGCAACTCGTTATATGTCCGTTTCTTAAGCCTTTTCCGCTTTTTACTACGATTTTCCCACAATCACATTTACATTTCCAAGAATGATAACCTTTTTCGCTCTTTCCTGCGTATTCTAACACTGTAAGCATGCCAAATTTTTCGCCAGATAAATCTTTTATTGCCATGTACCTAACCTCCTTCTTTTTTTATATTATATCAGAAATTAGGTACATAATCAATTCTAATTTTTCTGTCAGAAAAAATTAACAATTACAATTTCCATTACATCCGCATCCAGAATATGGATATGGAGATGGGACTACGTAGGATGGCACAGGCATAGGATTTATCCTGCGAATCAGTTCCGCTGTCTGTGCTTCCTGATTTGCCGCAATGTAAGCATTCTGTGCGGACTGAGAAGCCGCCAGTTTAAGTGCCTGATTCTCTGCTCTAAGGTCTGCTGTCTCTTTCTGGCAAAGATAATCAAGGATGGCACGGGTGTTGCTGTTCTGATTGTCCAGAATATCTCTGGTGTTGTTGTTCATTGAGTTCTGGATTGCACAAGCGTTGGTAGCCATATCATATCTGATCTGTGCCTGTCCTTCCCTGTTGTCGCAGCAACACTGAGCTAACTGAGACTGTAAAGCATTGGTGTTCTGCATATTGGCTACAGTATCGGCATTAATAGCCTGCTGAATGCCGAAACCAGTCTGCATGATGTTTGTGTTGATTCCATTAAATCCAGTAAGCATACCGTTATTTACTGCATAGAATCCATCACAGAGACCGTTGTTGATTCCGTCAAGCTTGCTAATTACCGCGGAATTGTCAAATCCTCTCTGAATATCTGCCTGAGTAGCTGCTGTAGCTGTATATCCGCCGCCGTTGCCATTGTTGCCCCAGCCGTTGTTTCCCCATCCGAAGAAAGCAAAAATGAATAAAACAATAATCCACCAGCTGCCATCTCCACCAAACATGCCGTCATTATTTCTACCGTTTCCAGTAGCAGCGGCAATATCTGCTAAGCTATAATTTCCATCCATAGTTATAATCTCCTTTATTGTGTATTTACATCAATCTGGCCAGATTGTAATGTACTATTTCATTCCTTTCAGCATGTGCTGGAATTGTCCTGCTATCTGCTGAACCTGATTAAGCTGTTGCTGGGAAATCCGTCCAGACTGTAGCATCTTCTCAACTTCTGCTTTCGGGTCTCCTTTAAAATTTTGCCTAAACTGTACAAACTGCTGTATCATCTGCATTGGCCCGTTCCCCTGTGGCATCCCGCCACCAAGCGCGTTAAATAATGGATTACTCATCTGCATTTCCTCCCTTGATTGCTGATTCCTGTGCGGTATTATCCCTAACAGGTTCAGAAAAAGAATTTAATCGACTTGCTATAGCTTCGCATTTGACTTTTAAATCGTCATATTCCTGTCTGGTGACGTATTTATCGTCCATGTTCTGAGCAGGCTGTTTAAGTGGCATCTGAGTGCCTACTTCATGATACTCAAACGTCCGTAATGGCTGTGGCATACCGGAAACGTCTGTGGATTTTATGTAGAACTTTTCGCTTTCTGAATCCATTAGCAAAACGCTTGTTCCGGGTGCTACCAGATAGGATTTTGCACCCACTTCGCCAGATACCCACAGGATTCCATTGTTATTCTGCTGGGGTTGCTGTACTGGTTGAGCCGGCATCTGGACAGGCTGTTGCTGGAACTGATTCATCTGTCCCGGAACGCCAAAACTATATTGATAAGGATTGTTATATAATGCCATTTTATGCACCACCTTTCTGATTATATTTTTGCATAGATGTATCAATCTAAAAAGTTCAAGAAAGTGTCAAAAAAGTATTGACACATCACCCGTTGGGTGGTATTATAATATCAGAAAGAGGAACAAGAAATCAAGGAGGAAAAAGATATGAAAAAATATAATTTATCAGCAATCATGAAAAGGGCATGGGAGTTAGTTAAGAAAGCTGGAATGTCTATTTCCTCTGGTCTCAAGAAAGCATGGAGGGAAGCAAAGAATATGTGTAAAGAATTACCGGAACTGGTTGGTAGTCCAAAGCAGATCGCCTGGGCTGAGGATATCCGTAAGAAAATGATCGAGTATGGAAACAGTTGCATTAATTTTCATGAATTCAAGGGCAGAAAGAAAATGCCGGAGCGCATGAAAAAAGCCATGGAAACTATTTACAAGATTAAGGAAGCAAAATGGTTTATCGAAAACCGCTATTGTGCTTACAGTCCAAGAGAATTAGACGTTGAATTAAATAGCGATATTGATTGTGAAAACAACATTTGCGAAAGAAAATTTAAAGAAGCTTTGAGTGATTATGAAAAAAAGATGGGGTGGAAATAAGATGTTGAAAAAATATGAATACGAAAAATTCTTGAGCATGGTAAAACACGATCTTGAGAATCAGGAGAAATCAAACCTTTTGCCATTTGATTTTCCAGATGATGCGGAATTAATTTATCCAGTTAGAGATGAGAAAATAATTGATGCAGTGTACCGATTTTTGTCAGTTCGTAGCAGCGGTTATATCGACATACCAGTTGAATTAGATAGTAAGTACCATACATGTCTGTGGAATAAGATTTATAAGCAAATTGGAATTTTATTTCCAAATCTTAGGGTAGAACAAGTATATAGTATAGTTAGATATGTTAGAACTAAATTTATTTATGATGAAATGAAGAGAATGAAAACTGACACAGGAAATTTATGTTCTTATGTTGCTTACTCTGATTCAGATGAAAAGTTTACATTGGATGAACGATGTCCAAAAATATTTTTGCAACAAACTTGGACAGAAGAAGAGGATGAGGTATTCTATTTCAGAATCCTTCCGTCCTCGATGGGATTCTTCACATATCAGGTAAGAGAAGAGGACGTATTTCCCGAAAAAGTTTCTTCAGATCCTCTTGATTTTCACGAAATTAGAACATTATCTGGACTTACACAGCAAGCTTTTTCTGAAAAATACGGTATTCCTAAAAGGAGTATTGAGAACTGGGAGGGTGGTAAACGCAATCCTCCGGAATATGTGATAAAACTGCTTGAAAGGATTGTGAAAGAAGATTTTTGTTAAAAAAAATGGGAGAGGGTAAAAATATCCTCTCCTTACTTTTTAGCATACTTTAATTATTTTATTATTCACCCGGCGGCTTAATCGTTTCGCCGTGGATATACTCACATTCATCTGTTCAGCACAGTATTCAAGAGTGCGTTCCTGACATCTTAGCCGGAACAGTTTTTCTTCGTCCGGTGTAAAATTACACTCTATCAAGAACCTGTCTATATCTTTCTTAGTGAACACATATAACTTCATGAGCATACCCCTTATTAATGCAATTAACGTTGATTCTGCGCAAGATACTCCGTGAGCTTCTGTTTTGTTTTTTTTAACTCCTCGACATTATTCCCACTGATCTGACTGTCCAACATGGTCGACAACACTTCCAGAATTAATGAATCACGTTCTGCAATTCTCCGAAGACTTTCATAATCTCGTCTATCATGTTCTTCCAGTGTCTCTACTCGCTTATTAAGTCGAAATGCCGGCGTAATCCATTTAAAGATTACAGCCGCCGCTCCTCCGACAATGGACACCCCTCCACAGATAGAGAGGAAAATCTGTACAAATTCTGATATGCTCATTTAGTTACTCCTTTTCCCAGTAATATACCGGGATCTCATTACCGCTATCCCATGTATCGAAATATTTGCCGTCCTGTACCGTCACTACATGACCATCTATGCAGAGAATATATGTACCTGTCGGATGGTCTGTGCAAAAGTCGTTGACTGTATAGATATATCGTTCTGACTGTTCTATCAGCTTGCGTCTGTACCCACGCTTATAGAGATACGCACCCCAGACATAATTTGCGCTTGGCATATCTGACAGAGCGCATGCCTGTACCATCAGTCCGGTGAATACCGTTTCCCAATCAAAGCCGGTTGCCTTGCATATTGCCCGGACAGCACAATCTCCGACTCGATTACCGGCAGGATTCGGATTGTAATATTCCCATCTATCCATCAGTCAATCCCCTTTGCTGTTTTATATCTCTTTGCTGCTCCTCTGGCTTTAGCGGCATTCTGACGATTCCACTTTGCTATCATAAGGCGGTCTTGTAGTTCTCTTAGGTCGTTCTGCTTGCAGTAATTTTTGTATGCAGCATTTTGTTTCTGCAAAAGATAAGACTTCCGGTCAAGGTCTTGCTGGAGTGCGAATTTTGCCTTTTCATTCGGTGCATTGTCGACTCCTGCTTGCAGTCCAAGGACTTCGCGTTTCGTCTTGCGGATTCTCCGCTCATAAGTACGTTGTCTCTGTTCCTTTTCGTACTGTTTGCCTTTATCAGCTTTATCCTGCGCTGATAGTTCTGTATAAGGATTAAATTCCCCGTCACTTGCCCCAAAACTATGCCGACAGTTGACCCCTGACAGTCCACTTGCCGTTCCATATCCGGTCAATGAGAACGGTGGAAATTTCTTGCTCTTGCCAGAACGAGAATATATCTTGCCTTGCCACCATGAGTGATTTCCCGGATTCTCGCCGCCGTCACCTGTTCTGGCTCCTATGTGTGCGCTGACCAGAACTAAATCCCAGTTCATTTCTTCCATGCGTTTTAGAGATATATCTCCCGCAGCCTGAGCCACACCGGTTCTGACAGAACGTGCAACTGCTGTTTCAATCGTGTCTTTTCTGCCAGATGGATATGTGACGGTGACACCATCTGATACAACGTTATTAACTGCCTCTTTGATGGCTTGCGTATATCCAACTGCCCCAGTCATCACATGATTATATGCAAGGTCGCATTGCTCAATATAGAGCCTCTGAGCGGCACTTGCGGTGGTTCTTGTGAAGTTTTTCCACTCGCCCATAGTTGCAAGCATATTCCGTTCCATGAGCCTTATCATAGCCGGTGACTGTTCGAGCGGTACAGGGCTTAATCCTGCCGCCTTGTATATCTTATCATCGTAGTTCATTGCAGTGATTCCAGCATCTTCAAATGCTTCAAGAAGTTCCTGCTGTTCGCGTTTGGTATATCTGGATAGTTCCGCTAGAATGTCCTCTAGCAGTTCACCGGATTCCTGTAGCGTTCTGATTCTCCATGCATCGGCATTGGTCAGAATATAGTCTTCACCTCTGCCAATCCTTGCCATCATTCTCGACACGATCTCAGAGACGATATACTGATGCAGCTCTTCTGCAATTTGTTCACTGCCCTCTGTTATCCGGCGCAAATATTCAGGACTAAGCATAGTATATCACCTCTTTCATCAAAAGTCGTGGTACATGTTTTAAAAATATGCTACAATCAACCTATTAAGGAGGTGTCGCAAAATGTTTTTAAAACTAAAAATTTATTGCACTTGTAATTGCAACTATTACGTAAATGAACAAATTAACACGGAAAAGGTAATTTGTCCAAATTGTGGTAAAGAACATCCGTCTTCATCGCAAATCATATCTATGCTTCGCATGGCTAAGTGCATTAATGATGGCAATGTCCCTGGTGCAAATACAGTGAGGACATTTGCTGTATCTAAGCAAGAAGATTCTGACTGCTAATAATGTTATCGCAAAGTGGAGAGGGGTTTTAATCCTCCCCACTTTTTACTTAATTCACTAAAGCCCTCTTTAGTTAATTACATAAATGTTCTCATAAATCCCTCATATTCATAGGATACACGTTCCTGTCCCACTTCGTTTAGGTGAATTAGGTCTAAAAAAAATGTTTTTCGGACATTATCATTCCATGCCCAAATTCCGCCCTGCTTATTGTTTTTGCAATGCCAACCAACATATTTACAAGCACTTTCGATGGAACCAATGTAATCTGTTTGCTCTTGATAGTAATAAGGAGTAATAAACATCACTTGAGCCAAAGGGAAATTCTCTGCTAAATATGTGAAAGCAACTCTCAAAGCACCAAACAAATTGGTTGTATCCGTGTTTTCGATTGTCCACCTCCCTAATTCAACTTTGCTATTTCTGTCATTTGTCCCCATATGAATGACAATAATGTCAGGATTGTTATCGATTTTTTTTGCTTGTTCAAGTAGACAATTTGCGTCGGCGTCACCATGCCCGGTAGTGATAAACATTCCATTTATTGCAAACTTTTGATATGCCATACCATTTCTGTTAGCAATCTTGTACGCCCAAGTCTGTTCCTCTTTTAAAGTATGACCCTTTGCCATGCTATCACCTAGAATAGCCATTGTTTTTCCATAAAGTCTATTTTCAGATTTGCTGGTTTTTAATTCTGATACATCTTTTTTTAATTCTGATACATCTTCTGTAATTATAGAATATTCATATCCAAATGGATAATATTTATCGGGAGTTTCAATGCTTGTGAACATACATCTAGCCTTGACAGTTTCATCACTTGGAAATGTTACTCTTGCGTATTTTGAACCATTAGGGGAAGTACAAGACGATGCATGGAAATAGCCACCTGCAATAAATGTTTTCGATGAATCATAAAAACAAATATAAGATACATTATCATTTTTTACTGCACCAATCATCTGAAGTGCATAATATGTTTTGTTTTCCTGCACATCAAAATAATCAGATGTAACAAATCTTGTATCACTTGCCACATTTCCGTTATCCATCAAATAACCACCAACAGCGTTGTCTTTGTTAAATCCATTGATTAACTCTTTATAAATTGTATTATCTATATCTTCCTTTAGTGAACCAGTTTCCACTTTCAGCGAAGCAACGTCCGTCTTATTCTGTTCGATCTGCTGTGCCTGTTCTGTCGTGGCTCCGGGCTTGACCGGATTCTTTTCAAGGTACTCATTTACTGCATTTTTGATTTCTTCCGGCGAAATTTCACCGCCAATTCCTTTTAAACATAATTCGTATAAATACTTCTCTTTTCTCGTGATTGGTTTTGGAAGTTCGCCCGTGTAATCACCTGTCAGATACGCAAGATACTTTTCTTCCCTTGTTACTGGTTTATCTGCCATCTTTTTACTCCTCTCCGAATAGTGTTGGCTCGTCTGGCTGAGCTTCTTTGACCATCGCTTTCGCTTCTTCCTCGGTCATTCCCTCGAATTTTACGAAATACAGCCATGCCGGAACCTTGCCGGTAGTCACATACTGCCACCATCTTGCACGGTCGTTTTCACGCACATACAGGATGTCTCCGAAATCATAATTGACTTCATATGCTCCAACAGGTGCAAGTCCGTACAGGTCAGCGTAAACGTTCAGCGCGTAGATTACTTCATCCAGGCAAGATTCCAGTTTGTCTCGAACATCTTTGATAAACTGTACTGTCCTCTGCTGTTCCGCTTCTACTCCTGTAGCCGTCTGAATGCCGCTAGATTCGTTAAAAACAAAGTACCCGTTGGAGAATCCAATCTTGTACCCTAACTGGCTTAAAAGGGCATTTATACCGCTTATACGGGTATCCGTGTTGAGCTGTGGATTGATTTCTTGATAGAACTCTTTTTCGTCCTGTCCGAACACATTCTTGACAAAGTGCGGTAAGTTCATTTCATTGCGTCTGTTCTCCATACCTTGTGGCGACATAGCTGCTACAGGTGTACCACTTGGCATCAGCAGTCTATCATCTGCCAGAACAATCTTCTGAGAATCAAAAATTTCTCCGGCATTACGGCTGTATGCAATGTCGAGGTCTTTCAACTCCTCAATAGCTTCTGCAAATATTGGCAAGCCCAGCGGCGTACTGATGTCCACATTGTTCGCCTGTGGTGTCCGCAGTACTCCATACAGAGGTCCTTCCAGTTTCTCACCGTTTGCTTTGAGAATCGGCGGCGTGTCTGCCATGAGGTCCGCCCATTTGGTTTGTTTAAGGTCAATCCTATCTCCGATGCTCTGAGGGGATTTTGATACATAGGCTCTATTAGAAACATAATATGGATAAGTTGTCACGCCATCTATTGTGGTCT